AACCTACTTCATCTGCGATTGAAATAGCATCTCCGACTCTAAGTTCTATACCAAATAAAGATGCTGTTCCTGTAAGAACACCAGTTGATACTGCCCATGCAACTGTTCCAGTTAATGTTGCAGAAGGTCTATCTGCTGGACACATGGAGTATTTGAACGTGTTTCCTAAATCTCCTGCCCATTTTGCAACGAACGGCCCGTTTGCAGCAGTACTATATGCTGTTCCACCTTGTTCATCATCATAAGTATTGTAATAATTTTCGGATGTTGTGATCTGAACATTAACATATGTTCCAGTATTTGCACAAGCATTCTTTGGTGCGGCAGCATTTGCAACTGTAGTATTTGCAGCACGAACAACGTTCAATGCACTTGTATAAGACAGAAAATTAGCAGCAGTAAAAAATGTTCAAAATTATTATCATCTGGTTTTTGGAATTGATCCACCAGATTATCTTCGTCTGTTACCAGTGTAACTTCTTCGATTGGGCCCCAACGAAATCTTCCGGCGAACCCACCAGTAGAGGTTCCTGCACTGACTACTACATTAGTCAGATCAATTTCTGAGGTATTAACGCCTGGACTTACTTGAAAGGCCATCTTTGTTCTCCATTAAAATTTATGAGTTTCTTTAGAACATTACATTTGTTCTTATGGAATATTTATAAATACTCGTAATTGATGAATAATATTTAGTGTACTGTAAATATGAAGTTTCCACAAAAAGCTATAGATCGTTTTAATATAAAAGTCAATAAAACCAATGACTGTCATGCTTGGAATGCGGCCAGACAAAAACAGGGATAAGGTATGTTTTCTATTTTTGGAAAATCCATGCCCGCACATCGATTTGCATATCTCTTACACAAAGGAAATATTGCTGAAAATATGGTTGTTCATCAAACTTGTGAAAACAATGGTTGTGTCAATCCTAACCATCTTGAACTCCAAACCAAAAGTCAAAATAAAAAAAGTTATAGTTCAGTTCGTGTTAGTAAAGAAATGATTGAAAGAGAAAGTGTTAAATATCTCTTTCGACTTCGTAATGTTCGACCAGAATTAGAAAAAGAAATAGATGCGTTACTCTTATTGTTATCTACTGAAGTAACAAAAGAAGTAGACGATTTTGGATTTGAATCTGAATCTAAGAAAAAAGAATATCTCTAAAAATATTCATACTGATTTTTATCACTGGCCGGTTTCCAAATATTATCATCGCCTGGAATTTGGAATTCATCTGGATCATTACCATCTTCAATATATCCAAATGGAACCAACTCTTCCTCAATCATTTTCATTTGTTCCGCAAACATTTTTTCACGAATATCTTGGTCTGTCAATTCTCTAAAATATCGTTGTTGAACTAACCAAGAAAACAAAACCATAGTCATAACCAAATCATCGTTGGCTCCATCATCTGCTTCCCACGAAGTACTCTTTCCAATAAAAGTAGTCAATTCACTAATCGTATCAAAATCTTCAATGATTAGATTGTCTCTCTCAATTAAGTCCTTGAGAGTTGCACATCCAATTCGTTTGACTTGTTTTGTCGTGCGAATCCCCATCGATACGTTCTTTGAAAAACCACTACCAATTTGTTGACCATTCCGGCCGTGCATTGTAACCATCATTATATTTTCATATTCCAAATCATGATAAAGAATATCGGTTACTTGTTGTCCTATGTCGTTTACTTCTACTAAAACAAATGCTTCGTTGTATTTCTGTGCAGTTGTGTAAATTATATTTGGATATAACATTGGTGAAATATCATTCTTTCGATATTTTGCAACTTGTCGATAAGGTTGTTTGGTTACATCAACAATCGAAAATGCAGAATAATCAAGACCAACTCCCCTCGCAACATCACACACCATTACATAAGTGTGATTAGTAATTGGTTCTTGATACACATCCAATCCTTCATTCTGAAAAATAGGATTTTTGAACGGCATAGACATTAACTTATCAGTAGAAATTAGAGTATTAGAACTTCCTAAGAACGAGCATTCAAATTCCTGTTGAAATTGTCGTTCAGAAGTGTTCCGAATAGTTTTCTGTTTCCATTCTTCATCTCTTTCTGGAACTTGTGACCAATGAACTGAAATTGGGTTATAATCATTGTTTTTTTCTTCTGCATCTGTCCACAACTTGTAAAACATATTCATGCCGTTTGGAGTAGAGACTATGAATACTTTGGTGGTTTTACCAGAAGAAATAGTAGGATATACTGAACTAAAAAACTCTTCAGAAATGTTCTGAGGAACAAATGCAAATTCATCTAAGAAAATAATATTGAAAGTTCCACCTCGAATTGCAGAACCAGAAGTAGAACTGGCAAGAATTTTAGAGCCATTTTCCAGTTCAATGTTTCCTTTGTTCCAAATCAAAATTCCTTGTTGCAACCATTTCGGCATATGTTCGTATGCAAGTTGCAATCTTCCAAGAAGTTCCATAGCAGTTGCCTTTTTGTTCGCAAGGACTGCAACCGAAACATTTTCATTGAAAAGGATGTAGTGGAGAAGGTATGCAAGGATTGTAGTTGACTTACCAGATTGGCGAGCCATTTTACAGATCACAAAACGTTCATTGTGAAATCTGTGTATCATGTCTTTTTGATAATCACGAACATCAAAATCAATCAATCCTTCATCAACTGAAACAATTTTTACATGTTCATGGACAAAATGAAGGGGGTCTTGTTGACATCTTATATACTCCCCGACTTGTTCCTCAGAGAAATCTTGAGGAACATATGCGGATTTGAGTAAAGGATTTCCTAAGTAAGTTTTATGTTCTTGCATAAATTTCCTTTCATTATATTCCTCCACTTCTACATACTGAAGAAGATTGACACAACAAATATTTCATTCCATCCAAAGTAAAATTCAATTCACCTATGATTACATCAAGTATATTTGATGCACCATCTAAAACAACATCTCCGAAAGGGCCCTGTAAAACAAATACTATAACTGCACTTACCATCCCTAAAAGAAAACTCATGTATGACCACTTGAGGAATTTATATTTTCTAAGTGCAAGAACTTTACCTTGTCCATATATGTCACCGGCCATGGCATCATATACAGAATCATCAGTCATTAAAGTTTCTGCATAATCTTCCTTATATTCTTCTATTGGAAGATGTGCAAAGTGTCCAAAAAATAAAGGGTTGAAAAATGGAGATTTTCTGTCTATATCTCCTGTTACATCTTTTGGATAATCTGTTTTTGGTATGATTGCAAATATTGCAAAGAGTAGTGCAAAAAAACAACCAAATGCAAATGTTAGAAGTGGCCATCTCATCACTTCATTATCCAAATTTGCTATAGTTATCGAAAACACAATAGACGCAACTGTAATCATGATATTGGCTTTTGCATCCGCCATCAAGTTCAATCTCATTTGATTGCCGTGATTGACTCGCAGAATATTATCTACAGCTGTTCTATCTTCTGGTACTTTTGAAAAGTGATTAAACTTTTCCATCCTACACCTCCTACTTCAATGGTGGTGCATACAATAATCCTCCATGATTGTATAATCGATTTAATCCTCGTTGTAATCCTATTGGGGTATCTGGCCCCACATTACGTTCATATATTTCTTTATAATTTCCAACTTGTTTTATTATATCGTAAGACCAAGTTGCACTCAGTCCCAATTTATCTCCAAGATGGGGGTGGTCTTTTCCATTCTTCTCACCCATAAATCTTTGAATATTTGGGTCTATATGATTTTTAAAACTGTCTATGTTCTTTGAATTTATTCCCATTTCTTCTGCAATGAACAAAACATAAATTGTCCATCGAACAATATCTGACCATCTCTGATCTCCATACTTAACAACTGGCCCTAATGGTTCTTTTGAAATAATTTCTGGAAGAATCATGTGTCTGCCAGGGTCTTCAAAACTCAATCGGTTCGATGCAAGACCAGACCTATCAGTACCATACATATCACAGTCACCCCTTTTGTATACGTTCTTTGTTTTTTCAGTAGGTGGTACTGCGACAGGAATATAATTTATTCCATGTAATTCCATAAAATCTGCAATGTTCTTTGCAGCTGTTCCAGTTCCACTAAAACATATCCTTGCACCTTCCATCTGTTTTGCAGATGATACCCCAAGAGTTTTCCTTACTATGAATCCTTGACCATCATAGTAGGTTGTGGGCATGAATTCCAGTTTCTTTGCAACATTCCTTGTGTAAGTAAACGTGGTTGCTGCAGAAAGAATATCTATTGAACCATCTATTAAAAATTCAAATCGTGTCTTTCCATTGACTATAGTAAATTCGATTGCATTTGCATCACCAAATATTGCGGCTGCGACTGCACGACATACCTCGACATCAAAACCTTCCCACCTATCACCATCTTCAGTATTCCATATTTCTTGTGAGAAGCCTGGAAACTCATCATTGGTTCCACAAATGACATGGCCCCTTTTCTTTACTCGTTCAAATGTCGAACTATACGTTGGATTGTATTCTGATTTTGGTGCACCGACTCCAAGTTTTTCTTTCATTGGATCTTGCCCCTCGACAGAAGACATCGCCATCATCCAAAATACCCAAATTATAGATACAATTACTTTACCTACCATAATCATTGCAATGCCCGATATATTTCTAGAAGTTGTTCATCTGGAATGGGTGTAGTCATAGTATAATATCGTTGATGTCCTACTTGCATAAAGGATTTAACATCAGAAAAACTTGGATATTTCATACTAAATTTGA